GTCAAGTCCGAGGACTTTTCCACTGGAGGGGTCAACCCTTAATTTCCACTGGAGGGGGTTCCTTATTTCCACTGGAGGGGTGCTGGCCAAAAGTTGAGTCACCTGACCAAAAGTCATATAGACTTTCGAAAGTTTACCTAGACTTTCGTTAGTAATAGTGATTCTTAATACTAAAGTATAGTCAATATAACGAAAGTTAGGGTTGACAAGGGAATCAGGATAGTGTGATTTATTTACAACATGATTCGGGTGATTTTGTGCTTGACATAAGATTCCGCTTGACGAATCAAACGAGAGTCGATAACCGACCACCGAATCGGTAGAGTCCGACCAAAAGAGTCGGCATTGCAATTTTTGCATAATAGCCTTGCGTGAATTGCATAGGTTATAGGTATGCACAAATTGCATAGGTATATTGTCAGATTCGCATATCATGATTCGATTTTGCCAGATTGAGCAAACGGTCCGTCAATACATTTTTTGCGTGTATAGTTTAACGATTGAACTATCTTGCTTTAAGATTGAGTTAAAACGACAAAATTACATCTTAAACGATAAATCGTCACAGAGGCCGAAAATAGGCCCATAGAGTGCGGGTTTGTGTTTTAGGTACCCTAGTTCATAAAAAACGCTTTATCCCAAAAATCGACCTGTTGGATAGGCGACATAACCAAAAGTATAGGTTTATTATGTGCTGGACTCTGCGACGAATCACGTTATAATCAATTCCAGTAAACGCCTTATATGGAGTCAAAATAATGCTTATCTTTATCGGAATCGTCTTTTTCGCAATGGCCTTTGGCGCTTGGATATTGGAGTCTTAATCATGAACACTTTGCAAACCGCCTTGAATAAAACCTTGCCTATTCTATTGACCGATTTGGAGTCGGCTATGGCAAACGCTAAAACTGGTCAAGAATATTTGGACCTACAAACGCTGTATTTGTTCCTATGCGAACAAGAAACCCAAACCCAAATAACGGAGTCTTAATCATGAAAACCCTAATCAAATCACTAGCACAAACCGCTAACACTCAAACCGCCTTGAAAGAGCATTACAATTCCGAATTTTGGGCCGTTGTTCGGGAACAAGCGGAATCTAAACTTGCGGCGGCAACACGTAAAGACGGAACATTGATTTGGGCCAAATTGCCTAAACTATTGGGATCGAACCCAAAGATTGAAAAGAACCCCGATACCGACGAAAAATATTTTGTCCAAATATTACACCTTGCACCATCATGGGCCGCCTTGTTTAACACGTGTTCAATGGCAACGCTTGGATGTGGCACAAATTGCCTAAACGAGTCGGGCCACGGGCAACGTCATATGATTGCAGACGGGATTCATCATGTTCACGTTGCACGAGTCTTGCGGACTCTGATTTGGTTTAGGTTTAGGGATCAATTCAAGGCCAAAATGCAAAGAGAAATAGAGTCGCAACGTGTAAAGGCGTATCGCATGGATGCTATCCCCGTTATCCGACCAAACGGAACAAGTGACTTGCGGTTTGAATCTTTGTGGCCCGAATTGTTTTCCGACAACCCCGATTTTGTCTTTTATGATTATACCAAAGATAAAGGCCGTAATGTTTCACACATTGCCAATTATTCCCTTTGTTATTCCGTATCGGAAAAGACAACGGAGTCCGATATTGAAACGGCCTTTGCTAATGGTTTGAATTGCGTTGTGGTATTGCGCCTTAAGAAACAAGAGTCCAAACCTGCCCTATGGCAAGGCCGACCTATGATAGACGGGGATTCCCATGATTTGCGTTTTCTTGATCCCAAAGGCGTATTTGTCGGCCTATATGCAAAGGCGGCGGCCTATGGTGATACAACGGGATTTGTGCATGATTTGGAATTGCAAACGGCCTAATATAAGGCCCATACAATCACCTATTAGACTCAAGGCGGCCTTAGTGCCGTCTTTTATTTTTGCGTTATCACAACGGCCTTACAATGGCTGTGCGTCGATTTGTTATATTATAACAGTTTCAGTTTGTTACCTATTAATTGAACGCTTGTTCATTAACAGATGTTATAACGTAACACTTAGTAAATGATTCCCTAGGACCTGCCGATTCGCCCTGATTCGCAAGCATTTTTTCTTGTCAAGGCCAAAGATTTTACCAAAGTGTGACAAAAGTGCAACACATCGGTGTGTTCCTATGACTAACGACAGTATTCTTATCCCTATGGACTATTGACATGGGACCCTTGGTATTATACGGCTACCGATTCGGGTGGTGTGGTATACCCCTACATCTACAAAATAAGAAAATTACTTTCGTATGTGTCAACATGTCGCATATACCAAATAATTGCAAGGTTGTAACAAAAGTTGACGACATCGGCTACCTTCCTAAGAATCACCTAAAGAATATACAAAAAAGAATCATTAGTTATCAACGACATATAAAATAGTTGTATTTTTCTGGTTGCATTTCCTCTAAAAAAGTACATATATATAGATGAAGACACTAACTTAAGTAATAACTAAAGATACTTTCTTATAGTTTAATATACTATCTAGTTTATATATACTTAATAGTACTAGAACTTAAGTAGCAACATAAGTATATACTAAAGTATGCTTTGTCGTTCTCATTCAACCAAGACGTAACTTTCCAACTGTAGAATCAGAGTATGGTTTTGCCGATGGATGGGGACTACTAATCATACTTATTATTGTCGTTATAAGACGAAGTTAAAAGCATATGACCATCCCAGCAATCCCATACAGTGAAATTATAGCCAAGAAGGTTAGAGAGGGCATCCGTAATGGTGTGTCCGTTAAAGATATTATGGCTTCTATCCAGAAGTACCAGAATGCACCTTCCTCTACTGCTACCTTCTACAAGCTGTATGGTCAGGATATTGCTGACACTAAAGCAGACATAGTAGGACAAGTTGGTTCTGTCGTTATTCAACAGGCCCTAGACGGTGACTTTAAAGCTGCTGAACTATTCCTACGTTCTAAAGGTGGTTGGTCACCTACACAGACTATCAATGAAACAGAGTTGACTGATGATCCTGATACCGACGAATCAGCTATCGACTCCCTAATGACCCTCTTAGGAAAAAACAAACCCGATGCAACCTCAAGCGAAGATAACAGCTAGTCTATTACGTGACCTTCCTGATGAGGAAGTCGCAAAGCTGTTACGAGAGCTAGGGCCAAAGAAAGCTGCAGAGCTACAGCATGACTGGGGTTTCTGGGCTAGACCTGAGCAATTAGAGCCTGAAGGTGACTGGAATACTTGGGTGGCTCTTGCTGGTCGTGGTTGGGGAAAGACTAGGGCTGGTGCTGAATGGGTAAGACACAGAATTAGATCTGGTGATAAGATTGTTCATTGTGTCGCACCTACCAAAGGTGATGTTAGACGAGTTATGGTTGAGGGTGACAGTGGGTTACTTAATGTCTGTTGGGAAGGTGATAAGACCTACCGTGGTAAACATATTGGTTTTCCTGTTTGGTCTCCCACGAACAATAGTCTGACATGGGAGAATGGTGCTAAAGCCGTATTCTTCTCTGCTGAAGATCCAGAACGTCTTCGTGGTCCACAGGCTTACAGTGCATGGTGTGATGAGCTTTGTGCTTGGCGTAATGCACAAGACACTTGGGACATGATGATGTTTGGTCTACGTCTTGGTCGTCACCCTAAAGTGTTTGTTACTACGACACCAAAGACAACTAAACTTATTCGTAATATCCTAAACGATGATAAGACGACAGTCAGTAAGGGCAGTACATATGATAACGCTGCTAACTTGGCTGATACTTTCTTGGATGCTGTACGTAAGACATACGAGGGGACCAGACTAGGTCGTCAGGAACTTTATGCTGAGATCCTAGATGAAGCCTCTGGAGCCTTGTGGAATAGAACTCTACTAGCTAAGTGTGAAGTAGAGAAAGACGAAGTACCACAACTATCTCGTATTGTCGTTGCTATTGACCCTGCGGTCACATCCAATGCTGAAAGTGATATGACAGGTATTGTCGTAGCTGGGATAGACG